TCTCCTTTAGTCAGTATCTCCTCTACGCAGTAATCCCTGTCTTGCCATATTGTTTATACAGAGGTTTCCTGCGAAGAATATATGAGCTGATATTGAATCTTGAGTCTGCGGAATAACAAAAGGCCCAAGTTCAAGTTCTCTTAATGTATGACATACCCAATTAACATATTTGCAGTTCAGCATATAACCATTGTCTGCTGGACAGGCATCGTCATACCCCATTGTTGCACCTAAGAATGTTACATTACCCCAACCTACGTTTAATGTTCCTTCAACTGCTGTTGCTGGTTGCTGAGGAGTATTATATCTGATTGTTGAGGTTGCATTACGTAAGAAGTTGAGATATGTAGCACGTGTCAGACAGATAACGTTAGGTGTCTCATCACCCCTTGTGCAGAGCGTATATAAGTCGTGCATTCTGTAATAACCATTAGCTGAAAAATCATCTGCAACATCAGCTACTTGATTTCTCCAGAATGTATACGTTGCTCTGCTCAGATTACCTGCTGTGCCTGAAGTCGGCGTAGCATTGGAAGTATGTGTGATAAGGTTTTGCAGACCTGTGATACCCGCCGCATCTTCATCATTACTTGAGAAGATACCAGTCGTTGCATCTGCAAGAGCATTACGCACAGATAACTCCGCTGCTTCTATGAACAACCTCAGGGCTTTCTGGATTGCCACATCTGAGCCTGAGTTAATAAGCATATCTCTACCACTGATAGTTACAGGGGCAGCAATCTGTTTCCAGTTGTAAACTGCTACAGTCGCAGGGTCTGCACGAGAAACATCTAAGTTTCCCATATCAGAATAGGCCTGTGCCGTAGGCAGTTCTTTTAATACTGGGAATACAAGATTTAACCCACCGTTTACTCTTTGCTTCTGACCAGCTTGGTCTAATACGTGAAGCAAGAATATACGGTTTGTAATATTATCAGCAATAAAAGGTGCTATTCTCTCAAAGGTAGTGGCAGCCAGATAGTTCCAAATTTTAGTCAAACTTAGATTAGGCATAAACTACCTCTTTAGTTGTGTTAAGAGGGCATCTCTTTTCTAACGTCAGGAAAGACTTTATCTAACAACTTCCCTACGTTCCACTTTTTACCGTAGAGATTGCTTTTAGAAGGAATCTGGGCATCTGTGCCTATTCCTTCCGTGCCAGTTGCTCCTGACGATTTGAAAGTAGCTACCTCTTTTTTCTTTGTGATTTCTTTGTGCTGTAGTTTCTGCTTATCTTGAAAGACCGCATTGTCGTATTCGTCCTCGGTTGAAACAACTTGTAACAACCGCCTAAGAGATAGATTAGGATTAGTAACTCCCAACTTTATGAGGTTAGGTTTGTATTTTTCAACTAAAGGTTTGAACGCTTCAGATACAGTATCTAACTGGGCAGTAACTTCTCCCTGTCTGGATACGGCGGTGTTCTTGGACAGAGCATTGAGTTTCAACTTTATATCCTCTAACTCCTTTTTTGAAGCACCGACTTTTTGTATCTTCTGTTCAACTGCCTTTGATAGTTGTCTAATACTTTCCTTTGCCTGTGGGTCAGTAGTCTGTTCCTCCCATTGGTCAAAGAGTTCTTTTACATCATCCGTAGACTTTTCACTCTTTGCGACTTTAATACCTGCTTTCTTTGCGTGATAGGCTTTCTGCATCACCTCTTTCAATTCAGGGTCGGAATCTAATTCCTCCTTCATTGCTTTGAGTTCTGCTACTTCTCTTTCACGTTCAGATAGCTTTGTGGTCTTTTTCTGAAAACCAGTATACAGCTGTTTACCCTTTTCGATAACTTTCTGGCGACCTTCTGGAGTAAGGCCAGACAAGTCCATATCTTTCATAAACTCAGGTATCTCCTGCTCTCCTTCAGTCTTGACACCCTCGCCTGTTTCCTTTGGCTTCTCCCCGAGAACACCTTCTGCTTTCGCAGTTTCGGTAACTTCGGCGATTAGCTCGGAAGTATCAGGATTTTCTGCCATTGTAGTGCTCCTTTATTTTCTTTTTGAACTTATTGAAGGTTGTTTGTATCCTTCCACTTTATACTTGTTATTCGTCCTTGCTTTTCCTCCTACAATCGTAGACATAGCTGCTGGTTGCCTTAATCCAGATGGTTTCGATTGTTTGCTATTGGTCTCAAGAATATCAGGCATTCCCTATCACCTCCTTTATTTTTTCCCTCCATAAATCTTGGGAATTTTCCCAACAGTTATGGTTTTTCTTGTTGTTATTTTATCTCCACTTGTTTTTACCATATGAGGATTACCATATTTCATTTTTGATTTACAAGGCATATTTGTTTTTCACCTCCCTGAAAGTATCATTTATAACTCTGTTTATCTTTTCCTTGTGTGGATTTCCCTTTGGTCGCATTGGCTCGCCTTTATCCAAGACATCGTTTCGTGTAACTTGAACCAAACCTCTCTCTTTACACAATCTATTGAACTGCCTCTTGGAGTGTATCTCAATAGGATGCTTGTCTATGTTCGTAGAGACGAAGTTCCATAATCTATCTTTAGAAGTGTTAAAGGAGAATCTATCTCCGTTACACTTACATAATTTTTCCCACCAGCCACAAGTCTTACAGGTCATTACACCCCACCACCTTTTTCAGCTCCTGGCTCTCTGTTCATCTGTGATAATGCCCCTATCATATCTGCTTCAGCAGGCATACCTTTTCTCATATCTTCAGGCGATACACCACCTGCTCCTGTAGTCTGGTCTCCTTTCTGCGGTGAACCTCCAGGTAATTTCTTCTGCAAGTAATCATTATGGTCTAAAATATGTTGGTCTAATGCTGGTGTTGAACCTTGAGGTGGAGCATCCTTCTGGGCTTTTTCACCTTCCATTTGTGGTGCTGGACGAGAATTCTGCTTAGCTGCCTGTGCGTGTATCGGTAAGTGAACTTCGTGCAATTCGTTAGGACTTACTAACTGAGGAATATTCTTTAAGAGAAGTTCATTCTCTTGTGTAGCAACTTGACCTTCTTCTTGGTCTTCGCCAATAATCGCAGCATCAATATCCCTGAAGTCAAAATCTTTCAACAGTTGCTTCAAGATAATCTCATCTTTAATCCTACCTGGCCATCCCTGCTTTAAGATATTAACCAAACGGAGTTTCTGTTCTCTTTCTATTGCTTTGTCTTTAGGAGGTCGAGTAGAACCTGCATCAATCTTGAATTTGAGTTCTGCTTGAATCATCTGTATTCTTTCTTCAGGGTCTTCGGGTAGTTCAGGCCACATACTATTGTTTAATCTCGGTTCACCTAATATCTCGGCAATCTTCTGCTTAGGATACAATTCCCAAGCAATTGCTCCTAATCTACGAGCAATATCCATAGTGAACTTCTCGATTACATCTACTTTTTCTGACATCCTTATCTGTGAACCACCTGCTTGTATAGAGGCTTCCGTGGCGGTTTTAGCGGGAGTCCTCATAACCTGTAATAACTGGGATAATCCTCCGACTCTATCTAAATCATCTAAGATTATGTTATTAATGTTATAAATATCAGCGGGTAAGGCAGGAGGAGCATAATTAAGAATACCTCTCTCATCGTCAACTTCGATAATTGCAACATCATCACCAGTCTGGATATTTCTCTTTTGTTCTTCAGTCAAAGCATTCTTCCTGACTACAATTAACGTTCCAGACCGTTTCCTGTGTCTGACCATTGCAGTTCTTAACAGATAAAGTTCCTTGAGTTGCGGTATCATTGGAGTAATATCGCTGATAGGATAAGCATTTGCTTTAGTATCTGTTTCAGGGACTTCGTTGAAGATAAGTGGGACTTGAGAGAATCCTTCGAATGAATAAGGCCATTTCTTTGTTCTTGCTAAGACTTCTTGCGAGCCTTCTGCCATAACAAAACGTCTGCGATTACGTCTATCCCAGATATGATAAAGACGTATCATCATCATACTGTCTTTAGTCTGGGTAGGTGTAGGTCTATTAGTCGATTTTACTAACTTTTCAGAGGTATTTATTGCACGGGTAGGTTTTATTTCTGATTTATGTCTATATATTTGTCTTTTTTTGAAATCAATAGGATGTATGTCTTCAGCAACGATAAGATAAGGCATATGTCCAATGTCGTGATAGCCTGGAGCAAGTTTAACTTTGTAAGGCGAGACTCTTTGAGCATAAGCAGACTGTCTTTTAATCAATTCATAGAGTATTCCTGATTCTTCTGGAGACTTTTCTAACTCAGGTTTACGACCTGCGATAAAATCTTTGACTTTCTTGGCGAAACTCTTATCCTCGCTATCTTCGTCTACATTAAGGGACTCAAAGTCAGCCTCAAAACCAGTCTCTATCCAACCCAAACCACACACAACAGCGTCAATGGTCGCTTTCTTTATCTGGGTCTTTAGTTCGAGCTCTCGCCAAAGGTAGTTTAAGACCCTTTCCATACTCTCAGCGAAACCAGAGTATCTTGAGTGCTCTGCTCGGACAAAGATATACGGGTCTCGGGAATAGATAGCGGGAATAAGCGTTCTCAAGAAAGCAGTAGCGTAGTTGACAGGAGTTTCGTCTCCCGTGGGAAGTATTAAGCCATAGTTCTTTTCAAACCAAGTTCCTTCGACGAAATATAATGCTTCTTTCCAAGATTTATGTTGTTCTTTTTGTAAACTCTCGGCTGCTTCTATCTGCTCCTGCCAGTAGTTAGTATCAATCTGCTTTTCAGCCATATTATCTCCTCAATAAAAAAGGGCACTATCGTTCATTAGTTGAACAGATAATGCCCTTAGTTTAATAATCAGGCTTTAATATTTAATCGTCGTCGTCAAACTCTGTTTCTTCTCCGTGTTCTACTAAGTCTCTTAAATAAATTCGCCAAGAAGTTTTGTCTGGTCTTTTTATAGAAACAAATTCCAATCTCTGCCCAGTCTCTATAGCTAACTTTCCATACTTTAACAGGGCATCTTGCCATTTCATTTGTTCTTGACCCTCTGCCATCTTCTAAACTGAAAATAAGCAATAACGCCAAGAAGGGCAATAATACAATCGGATTGAAATAAGTCAATGAACCTCCCGATACTAAAGTTTCCAAATAGCGGGTATGCAAACTTAAAGATGAATAAATATATTAAACTCAACTGTAAAAGATATTCATAACCTGCTGGGCATTCATCAGTCCTCTAAACCGATGATTCTTATTAAAAAAGTCCTTGGTCTTCTCGTGCATATCCACGTATTCCTTGAAAGTATACCCAGGTGGCCGTTCCTCTGGCTCTGCCTGTCTTACTTGATACAACAAATGTCTGATACCCCAGACAGCAAGGCCTAAGGAAATAACTCCATCGTCGTGTTTCCCTGACGGTGCACCGTATCGTTTCTTGCCTGTGAGGCCAATTTCATAGCCAAAGTCTTTTAGTTCATTGATAAGAAACTCTGTTTGGGAAAACAGGGGTATGCCTATGAGCCCTTGCTCTATGGCCAATACCAGCTGTTCAACTAAATCCTCTTTGCTTGTGCTGGTGAACTTAAAGTCTCTTGTTCTTACCCCTGATTTCCGCAAATCCTCCTCGATAGGGTCTCCAAGACCAGTAGAGTCCACATATACATCTGCATCATTGAATCGCTTTGCAACATCTTTAATAAGTTTCTTTTGAACTGACCAATCTAAATTCTTCTCTTGATAAACATCAACTATCTGCCTGGTAGAATTCCTCATAACGGTGATAACAAGAAAGTCTACAAGTTTAGCAAGGTCTACCCCCAGCGTGTATCTCTCTCCCTTGATAGGCTGTTCTAACTTCCCTCGGTAACACCTATCCAGATACTTGAATACCAGACCTTCGTTCTCTAAGAACTCGGCGAGGTATTCCTGCTTAAGGGTCATTTCGGGGGTGGATTTCTCAAGGATTTCCCATTCTTCCTTGGGAAAGAAAGGGTTAGTGTAGGTGGGGTATTGCCAGGATTTAAACTGTTTAGAACCGTTTAAACCCTGTCTGTATATATCATAGAACCAGTTCCTGCCCTTGGGGGTGGATATGAACAAAGCCCTACCGAGCTTATCGGCTAAGGCAGGGCGTAGACCTAATTCCCAAGACTTCTGGGATACCCTGCTTGCCTCGTCTACCACTAACCCATCTAAACCAGCCCCTCGCAAACCTTCGTCCTCCCTCTCTGCAGACTTGAATTCAATAAAGCCGAAGGGAGCAAAGTCCATCTTCATCTCCGACTGCTTTCGGTTTGTAATAGCGTCCTTAAGAAGAGATTCTGCGATAAGCCAGTCTTCCCTCACTAAGGGGAATGTAGGGGCTACTACCCAAACCCTGGCTTTCTGCCTTGTCTGCTGGAACTTCCTAACCAGCATATTGAAGGCTTCCCTCATAGCCATCAGGGTCTTGCCCCAACGCCTACCACAACTTATCACCCTAAACCTAAACTCACTATCTTCTATCTCTTCTTGTAATTTATGGGGAGGTAATATCTGGATAATCTTAGTGGTGGACATAAGGTTTTAAACTTTATGTTTTAGATTTGGGATAGGGGTTTTGAAATTGGGATTATTATTTGAGTGAGTTGATGTATTTATATATATTCACTCTTGCACTCCCCGACCTTTACCCCTCTATAACTCCCTTTCCCCTCCAAGTATATATAATCTTGCTTATGTTAACTTCACAAGCATAGCTCATTGTGAAAGATTATTATTGAAAACATATACAACATATGGTATGCCTTATCCCTCGACGGAAGGTTTATCTTTCCCGTCGCTGGTAGTCTTATTATAGCTAATGATTATTTTTTCTGGGTTAGTCTGGGTTATCTCTGATTTACGTAGTTCAGGGACGGAGATTTTAGCTTCAAGTTCTACTGCTCTCATATAATTGGTGTTGTCATTGTCTTTTAAAAACTTCTTTTGTGCACGCTTAATCTTTTTCTTTGTAGTATCACTATCAAATATATCCTTCAACCCCTTACTTTTCCTTACATCGCTATGTAGTTTTGTATTAGCATAATTCTCTCTATAACCTGCTTTTATAGCACTTTTAGTTAAATTATAATTATTCTCAGGTAATAACTCTAATAACTTCTTTTGCTTTACAGTCATAGTTATCCTTTAATATTTAACCTATAAGGATTAAGTTATAAGTTATAGGTTTATTGTTATCTATTATTAGTTTAAGGTTAAATTATTAGATTAAGTTAATATATTAAATTATAAGTTTAAAGATTAATAGATTAAGTTATAATTATAGCTTATTAGTTAATATACCTATATAATAGCAGGGCTTGTTAAATATTTGATACCTAATAAGCGATTTAAGGCATTATTATTGGTTAAGGCATACAATACCCTTAATTGATTTATGCTTGATTTAATTTTAGGTGAGTTTTTAATCATTAGGTTTTAGATTAAAAATAAATAGAAAATATATAGTTTTTGGCTTAAATTATATATAACATAAAAGTTCGTATAAGTCAAGAAAATTAGAAAAAAAGAAGGTTAAAATGTTAAATATATTTATTCCTTAATTATTCTCCCGTCGATAACTACCCCTTAAAATATATTGAAAATAATACTTGACAAATAAGGGATATATGTTACAATTGTATATGTAAGATAAAGGGAG